ACGTGATGGAAATGTTCATCGGGAAAATCCATTTTTCTAAAGTCATGCAAAACATCTGGCCTGCATTCTTTCGGACTTCTTCCTGTCTGAGAGGCCAAATGATCTATAACCATTACGCCTTCCCTGCAATCCGCAAAAACAGTCCTGTGATCGTTCTTATCAAACCACATCATACGACCGCCACAGCAAGCATCTAAAACCGGCGCAGATTTCATCGGCAAACCTCTGAATAGTTGCCGTTATAGTCAGGCCAACCATTCTCCCCATTCGACTTGAGGTAAAGCCGGTGCATCTCGCAGTAGTTCTCTACCCTTTGCTTCGAGTCCTCGAAGTCCCCAGTCATCACCGCCAGCACTAACAAAAGACTCGTCACCACTAGCGGTATCACCAATACATTCCTCTCCATCACTCCACTCCCTTAATTTATTTCTTATCTTTGCGATTGCTCGCTTTTCTATTGCCCAAACTACCTGCCGGGTCACGCCTAACTCATCCGCAATCTCTTGCAGGCTCATGTAGTAATCATCATCCGGCAGTTGTCGTTTCACGCTTCGCTTCCTCTACCAACAAATCACGGTATTTTTTCCATGATTCTTTATCTTCCATAACAGACTCTAAGAACCGATACAGCTTGCGTTCCATATAACGATGCTTCATCAGTTCAACGGCCATAGACAACTGCTGCGCGTGATTTAGAGTTTTCCAATGGAACTTTTGGCTCACAAAGGTCTCAAGCAGGTGGTCATCAATCGAACGGAATGCCATTCGCTTCCCTCCACTCTGGTGAATTGTAGTCGGGGCTGGCCTCGACCTCCCTAAACTTCCGGATAAGATCCCGCATTACTGACTCATCATCCTCAAGCCTAACGATCATTGAGAAAGTGATGGCTCGGTACATGGATGCCTTGGCCTTATAGTGTTGTGCCTCTGTCATGCCTTACTCCCTGATAGTTGTTCACCACAAAGGAATAGTCCCACATCACACCTGTTGTGTCTTCTAACATTTAGTTATAAGTCAGTTGTAGCTTATAACCGTATACTCTGGGTCGTTTTCAAGCATTTTTAGCTCTTCGCGGTAGTGTTTAGCGATCTCGGCCCTGAGCTTTTTGTCCGTTTTCATAATCCCCCTAGCCTTCTCCCTGAGAAGCTCCATATGCCCCTCACCTAGCGTGTTTGTCAGCCAGTCATGGAAAGCCACAGGATTTTCCGTAAAGTGCCTATGATGGGCATGGCAGAGCGTCACAGCGTTATCTAGTGACCACCTCACTACCTTTGATCGCCTGCCGTAAATATGACAGCACTCCAGGGTGTCTGGCCTGCCGCAATAAAGGCAATACTCATCCCTGGCCCTTACGCACTTGCTAAACCAAATATCTGCCGCATCTCGTTTAATGGACATTATCAGGCTCCGCTATTTCCACGACCTCAAGGTCAGTCATTAGGCATGACATCCATAGATCAAAAAAATCGCTAATTGTCATATTTATTGTGATGCCCTCAGAAAACGTATCAGTGTAAACAACCGTTAATTTTGGGTTTGATAAGTCCGATACCGCGCCACCAACTTCTGCCGTTAAGAGAATTGCTTCCCCTTTTGGCAACTTGACCCCCATCAATTCAATCATGTCCTTGGCCTCACCGTTACTCTGGCAATCTCGCCATCAAGTTTGTCATAGGTGATAATCTTCGCGCCCCTACGAGATACCCAACCTCCACGGGCGGCATAAGCATCCCTGGCGGCAAGTGTCGGATGCTGTTCCGCGATAGCACCGCCGTCCTCTATCACGCGCTCATGGTGGTAGTGTCCCGTATGGATATAGGTGTAGTTTGCTTTGCCCCACATCTCACGAAATCGCGGCTCGCTAGCAAACAGCTTATGCAATTGAGCTAGCTTCATTTTGTGACCGTGATGAAAGGCCAGCATTGTCTCGCCATGTAGATACGCATAATAAGGAAACTCGTTATCTATCACCTCAAGCCTTGGCTCGTCAGCAAATCGATGCTTGATGTACTTCCTCAGCCAGATGCTCCCGCTAATATCATGGTTTCCTTCTGCTGATACCACTAACACCTTGTCAAACTTCTTGAGCATCATCGTAATCGCTTGAGCCATGACAAGCATCGAAAGCTCAACCAGCTTTCCGTATCGAGTGTCAGCGTCAAGGATGTGGCCGCTGCTGGGTGTAACTGACAGTATGCCGTCCCAATGCAGGAAGTCCCCTAGCTGACAAAGCAGGCCGGTGCCGGACTTAGGGCTTGCTTGGATCATGTCATGGATTGAATTTAGAAAAACAGACTGTGCTATCTCTACGTCCCAGTCATCGCCGGTCTCATCCTCCCAGGCGTACATACCAAGGTGAAAGTCTGTAATCGTCAGGAGCGAAAGAAGGTTTTGGTCTGCGGATGCTGGGGGTTTGGTAGGCTTAAACTTTGGGAGGTTCTTTGTGGCGTTCTCCAACCTCTCAATCAATATTTCAAACTGCCTCTCTTCATCAGTCTGGCTTTTGACCCACTGGCGAATTGGCTTGCCGTCTTCATCGTAGAAGGTTGATACGCCCTTGATCTTATGGCCGTCTGGCACTGGGTGGTTCCAGTCATTACTTGGACTGTAGCCTCTTTTTGCAGCCTTGTTTTTAACAACTGTCAGCCTATCTCTTAACGCTGTTCTGCAGATTCCTAGCCTTGACGCGGCCTCTCTTTGGCTAAGACCCTCAATTTCAGTCAGCGTGACTGCATCTGCTTGCTCTTGTGTTTGGCAAAACTGTAGTAATGGATGGCCCACACTAACCCCCTTTGAGTTTCATATACTCCGAATCTATGGGACAGGTTAGCTTTACTCCGTGGTCTAGCGCCCAGCTTTGCACCTGATCCATAAAATCCATCATCTCCCCTCTACCGAGGCCGCTGGTTTCCCTAACCTGCCCCGGAATAACGGTTTTGTGGATTACTCGATCTTCTGTGCCAAGAAACTTGTACTTGAGAAGCTCTTTCATCGTTGCCTCTGTTATGTCTGCGCCCTTCGATGAGAAGTGATCTGCCATCTCTCGGCACCAAACATGGAACAGAGCATTCTGCGATAGCGACCGCTTCTCTTGATAGCGGCCAACTTTAAACTGTACTGGATACTCCCAATTCCAATTATCTCTCAACCATCGCTCAAAAAACACCAATCTTTCAGTGATTTGCGTCGCATCTTTAATAATCCAAAACTCAGACATTTTTAACAAGCCGCTCAATCATAATATCTAGCAGATGCCGGGCCTTACGAAGATCATCAACGCCACCTTTATCTTTGTACCGAGACACGTACTTAATCACTCCATGCTCACACGGGCCTAAGTTATTGGCTAGGGCGTATTCCAATGGCCCAATTGCCATGTTCTTATAATGCTCCCCGCCAACCTGTATCTGCATTGCCGAAGTGGTTAAATCCTTTGTAATATGCAAGCTCTCCGACATTTTCTTTCCTCCATTTTTTAATGATTAACTTGCGGCACTCGCTGCTCTTTATAAAACGCTCATTCCCTTTTGAGTCTTTTACCGTTGGAACAATAACGTCATCCAGCAGCATCACTCTGATAGCGTCCATCGCAAACTCATTACTTTGTTTGAGCCTTGTTGACATATCGCTTTTAGTAAAAGGGGTGCTAGAGCAAAAGCTCTCGGTTCTCGTGTATATTTCTATCGCCTCATCCAGGCTCATTTCGCGATTCATATGCCCTCCAATATCAGCGCGGTTGAGTTCTCCCTCTTTTTAAACGCCCGGCCAGATGTCTGATAAAGCCCTATCGTTCCCTCAAAGCCAGTGCCATGACGCTGTTTTGCCACTACCAGCTTGAGGTCTGACTGCTTTTCTAAAACCTCTTGCTCTCTTTCGTTTAGCGGTATCCCATACATCTGCTTGTTTAGCGCCTCTTTCCTTTTTTTGTTATGCCAGACGATCATCAAAAGGTGGCACTGATCCGTAATCGTCCCGCCGCCTCGTACATCAAAGCGAGTCGGGACATACTCATCTCCCCCCCGCTCTGGCTTCCTAACGTGATGCACAACAGCAATGTGTATATCCAGCGCCTCAGCCAATCCCATGAGTTGATTAAAAAATAACCGCTCACGCTGTATGTCCTCCGTGACGCCGGTAAACTGTAGATTATCAATGGCAACGATCTTGCAGCCTCGCCTTGCCATCGCGACAATCGCCCCTAAGCATTGAATAGGCTGAACCCCTCCAAGTATCCGATACCAAAAAATCTTGTCCTTTGACCAATTGGCAAACCGCTCGCCGTAATCCCTGGTTGGCTGATCGCTAGCGGCTGACTGCATACACATTAGCTTGGCAGTATCCTTAACGCTCATCTCAAAGCTAGCTAGCCCAACGGGAACCTTTGATGCTGCCCATGTAAGGCACTGGTTTAAAACGGTAGATTTCATGTGGCCGTTAATACCCGCCCAGACTGAAACCTCGCCCATCCTTAACCTGACAAGATCGCTTGTCTCAGCCCAGGGCAGCTGAATGCCCGACTGGGCCGCATCGGTTACTAGATGGTTAAGAAACTCCTCCCGAAAGGCATCAATGTCTACAACGTCTAAATCCTCGACCTTGCCATAAACGTCTTGCAAGTCTTTATCGGTAAAGTCCTCAACCTCTGACTGCTGTATCTGTCTCACAGAATAAACTCCCCATCATTTTTATTGTCTTTAGGAAACACTGATTTCCACCCACACTCAATAGCCATGTCAACGCACTCCCTCTGCTTGGCATGACTCAAGGGCTTTAACTTGTTGGCAACTATCGCTAGTGACCTGTCAGTAGTCGGCCCCTTAAACTCTTGACGATACGCCACCCAGTCCTTCCAGACACTTTTATCGACTTCCTCCGGCGGCTTGTAACGGCCACGTTTACCCCTTTGGTTGTTAATTGATGGTTCTTTGATGGTTAGAGTATTCAATTCTATACCGCTAGCGTTCTTTATTTGCGTAACGCTACTGGTATTCATCTGAAGACCGCTATCGCCGGTATTCATTTCCGTACCGCTAAGGTTCAAGGTGTAGATCGTAGACTTGTTAAACCTCGGCTCCTTCGAGATAAGCCCTTTTTCCACCAAGGAGGCTAATGCGCTGCATACTGCATTGCGTGACGCGCAACTTCTGGTAATGATGTCTTGATAGCTAGGAAAGCATTTCCCTTGAGCGTCTGCCCTATCCGCTAAGGCAATGAGTACGGCCTTCTGAGTGCTGGTCACGTTTGTGACCTTGTTAAGGGCCCAATTAATAGCCTCAATACTCACGATGCTTCCTTAATGACCTTACTAACGAAACCATTAGCGCGGCCACCTTTCTTTAAAGCCCTGGCATATGCCTGCTTGTCGGCTTGAGTCAATTGCTTGCCGGTCTTTTTGGCATACTCAGCAAACTCAACAATGTAGTCCTCGACCCGATCATCACGCTGAACCCGCGTCCGTCTGTAACCATCATCAGGAAATAAGCTCGACCAGGACAAGCCGATAGATGTAAGAACGTCTAAGGCTGAACAGCCAGACCAACACTTGATTAAGACCTTACCGTCATCAGTCTCAGTAATTCTCAGGCTTGGAGATTTATCCTGATGGGATGGGCAAGTGCAAACCCATCTACCTGTACCAATTTGCTTAAAAAATGCGACACGATCCAAAATATCCTGTGCAGACACAGAACCCCCTTAGTATAATGTAGGTGAACTCCCTTGCCCGTATGGGCTTTAGCCCTCTTAACGAGGGCTTTTTTCTGCCAAAAATTCGGCAATGCTAACGTCTAACGCCTTGCACAGTGATTGCACCGTATGCACTTTCAGATCGGATGATTTGCGCCAGCGGCTAATCTGCTGCTGACTCTTCCCCATTCGCTCCCCAAGCTCACGGCAGTTAATGCACCGCTTCTTTTGCGCCTCGCGTAGTCTATCGCCAACGTGAATAAACATACAGACCCCTAAAACGGAATATCCTCGTCCATTACTTCAGACCTCACGCCGTCAGGCTTCCAGTC